CGGATCGCCTCACAGCATCATAAACCGGAGGCCGCGGAATGAGCCGCCTGACCAACCATCGCCGCGAAAGCGTTCTTACCGGCCTCTGGCACGATTATGCAAACCTGTTCCCGATGCTCGATGCCGCGGGTCAGGACGCTCTGCGGCTGGATGTCCAAGAGCACGGGGTCCGCGAACCAGTAGTCATCTACGGCGACCGCATCCTTGATGGCCGCAACCGATACATGGCTGCGCGCGACCTCGGGCTCGACTTCCCGGTTGCGGACTTCGACGGCACGGACGCCGAGGCTCTGTCCTACGTGCTCTCGACCAACCTGCACCGGCGGCACCTGACCGAAAGCCAGCGCGGCAATGTAGCCGCCAAGCTGGCGAACATGAAACGCACGGATACGCTGGTTCAGAACCGATCGGCAAATTTGCCGGACGGTGACGCGCCCGTGTCCCAAGCGCAGGCGGCCGAACTTCTGAATGTCAGCGAGCGCACCGTGAGGGCGGCCCGCGCAGTGCAGGAGACGGCGCCCGAGCTGGTGCCGGCGGTGGAAGCGGGCGAGATCGCCGTGTCGCTAGCCGCGAAGGTGGCGGAGCTGCCCCCGGAGGAACGCGCCGCAGTCGCCGCAGCACCGGAAGGCGAGAGGCGGAAAGCCGCCCGAGAAGCGGTCAAGCGCCAGAAGCCGGCAAAGGAGCCCGCCAAGCCCCGCGCCGGACGCGAACTGACCCGCGAGGCGCTGGAAGAGGACCTTGCCGCGCTGCGCGAGGAAAACGCCCGCCTCAAGGCGGCCCTGGCGGAGAAAAACGCGCGCATCGCCGACCTCGAGGCGCATGTTGCCGAGCTTTCCCACAGCGAGACCGGGCAGGTCATCAGCCGACTGCGCGAGCAGCGCGACCGCGAGCGGACCGCCAAGGGCAGGAAGATGGACGAGCTGGCCGTCATGGCCCGCAAGCTGCGCGCCGCCGACGCCAGGATCGCCGAGTTGGAGCGTGCGCGCCGGGAAGAGGTGGTGCCGCTGTGAGCATCCTAGCGCGCATCCGAGCCAAGGGCGGCGACGTGACGGTCAAGGGCGGCCGCACTGCCATCGTCCGCGGCAACCTCACCGACGCCGACCTGGCATGGCTACGCGACAACCGCGAACGGCTGCTGGCCGAGACTGTGCCAAGCTATGACCAGTGGTCCGAGCGCGCGGCGATCCTCGAATACGATGCAGGCATCCCGCGCGCCGAGGCCGAAGCTCGCGCATGGGCGGAGGTGGAAGCATGATGCTGGATCTCTCTCCGGTGCAGGAAATCAATCTGCGGCCCTACCAGGCAGACGCCGTCGACACGCTTCGGCAGGCCATCAAGGCCGGCAATCGGCGTCTGATCCTCTGCGCCGGCACGGGTGCGGGCAAGACGGTCATCGCCTCGCATCTGCTGCGGGAGGCCGACGCCAAGGGCAGCTACGCGCTGTTCCTCGTGGACCGGGTGGAGCTGGTCAAGCAGACCTCCGCCACCCTCGACAAGTACGGCATCCGGCATGGGATCGTGCAGGGCATCCATGAGCGGTGGATGCCGCGCGAGAACGTGCAGGTGTGCTCCATCCAGACGCTTGAGCGGCGGATACTGCCGCGACGGCCGAGCCTGTTCCTCTACGACGAGGCGCATGTGGGCTATAGGAAGACGCTCAAGTTCATCGCCGAACACCCGGAGGCCGTTGCCATCGGCCTGACCGCAACGCCCTTCACCAGGGGGATGGCCGATCACTGGGATGGCATGGTCAACGTCATCCCCACGCGCCAGCTCATCGCCGGCGGCTATCTGGTGGAGCCGACCCTATACGTTGCCCGTGCGCCGGATGATGCCGAGCTGACTGTGTCTGGTCTCGGCGAGTTCACCGATACCTCGGCCGAGGGCGCCGGCATCAAGATCATCGGCGACGTGGTGTCCGAATGGATCACCCAGACGCGGGAGCACTTTGGCGGCCCCGCCAAGACGATCGTCTTCTCGCCGACCGTCAAGCACGGGCAGGAGCTCTGCGCTGCCTTCGCTGACGCCGGGTTCAACTTCCAGCAGATCAGCTATCTCGACGCCAACGAGGCGCGCCGCGACGCGATTATCAACGAGTTTCGCCGGCCCGACAGCATGATCCACGGGCTCGTGTCCTGCGGCGTCCTGACCCGCGGCTTCGACTGCCCCGACGTGCTGGTCGGCGTGAGCTGCAAGCCCTACCGCAAGAGCCTGTCATCGCACATGCAGGAGCTCGGCCGGGTAATGCGTCCCGCCGAGGGAAAGTCCAAGGCGATCTGGCTCTGCCACTCGGGCAACTGCGAGCGGTTCGCGCTCGACACCTTCGATGTCTGGGAGCACGGCCCATCCGATCTCTCGACGGCCTCCAAGCGCGATGCCGTGGCGCGCAAGCGTGAGCCCGGCGAGCGTCCGAAGATCCTCTGCCGCGAGTGCGGCGCGGTCATGCAGGGCGACACCTGCCGCGCCTGCGGCTGGCAGCGAGAGGTCCGCTCCGGCATCCACGCGGTTGACGGGACGCTGCACGCTTTCGACCTCGCCGCGTCCGCGCTGGAAGCCCGGCCAGGACTGCGAGCCGAGTGCCTGAAAGACCCCCGCGGGGTGTGGAATGCGGCGCTGGCCTACTGCCTCGGCAATAGCCGCTACGGCGAGGACAAAGCCCGACGCTGGGCGGCTGGCGTCTGGCACGGCATTTACCCCAGAGGACAATTGCCCCGCGGCTGGTATCTGGCCGCACCCGGCCCCGTGAGCGACGCGGCCCTGTCCCTCGTGGAGCGCGAGGTCAAGCGCTACCGCAAGCAGCAGCGGAGGGCGGCATGAGCCTCCATGACGCCATGAAGGACGCCTGCGCTGCGGTCGGCATTGAGTTGCCGCGCAAGGCGATCCCCGGCCGCTGGGTTCGCACTGACACGCTTGAAAGCAACGGCAAGGGCGACGGCTCAGTGATCGTCAACCACGACGGCGAGACCGGCGTCGCCTGGAACCACCAGACCGCCCAGCACAAACGATTCCGGGTTGGGCAGGAGCCCGGTAAGCCGGCGCCCCGCCGCGAGCGTGACCTGGCTGCCGAGCGCCGTGCCGAAGCTGAGCGGGCTGAGGTCGAGCGCATCGCCGCCGCCATCGTCGGCGGGTGTCAGCCGGCCGCGCACCCCTATCTCGCCCGCAAGGGCTTCCCGGACGAGATCGGCCTGGTCGTGGACGATCCGCGCGCGATGATGCCCGACACGCCGCTTGGCCGCCGCCTCGCCGCTGCCGTGCCAGAGGCTGAAGGCCCCATGCTGATCGTGCCCGGTCGGATCGGTCGCACCATCACCACGGTGCAGTTCATCACCGCCGAGGGCGGGAAGAAGAACATCCTTGGCGGCCGCATGGGCGGTGCCGCGCACAGGATCGCCACAGGGCGCGAGACATGGGTCTGCGAGGGCATCGCCACCGCGCTCAGCGTCCGGGCCGCCCTGCGGCTGCTGGGGCGCTCTGCGACGGTCCTGTCGGCCTTCTCGGCCAGCAATGTGGCCAAGGTGGCGTCGAGCATCCCCTGCGCGATCATCGCCGCCGACAACGACAAGCCCGTGGACGCATTCGACGGCCTCGGGACGGGCGAGTTCTACGCCCGCAAGGCAGGCGTACCGTGGGTACAGCCCCCGGCGCTCGGCGACTTCAACGACATGCACCAAGCCGAGGGGCTGCGGTCCGTTGCGCTCCTGCTGAGGGAGGTGAAGCCGCCGTGACGCCAAGCGAGGCCGGGGCGGTGGGCACCCGCGTCAGCCGAGAGTTGACCCCCGCGAGGCCATCAAGGGCGGTCAGGGTGAAAGGTCGGGTTGGTAACCGACTGGCACGGCCCCAAACGACCATCATAGCCGCCCAGCATCCTGCTCAGCAGGCCCCACCCCGGAACATGACGGGACGGGAAACCCCGGCGGGGGACGCGGCACGCCCATTACCCGCACAGGACGCTGCCCACGAGGCAGCAGCCCGTCACGCGTCGTCATCGGAGCGCGTGAGTGTGGTGCCGCCAGGTCCCCGCAAGGGGAGCGAAGCGACGGCTACGGACCGACCGCCTGACCCCGGTCCAGCACGGCAAAGGTGCAGCCGCTCTGATGATGCGAAACGTCGTGTCCCCGGCTCCGGCCAGCATGACCGCGCACCTCGTCCCGACGACGGGCGAGGTGCGTCCATCGGAACCCCCCACCACCCAGCATGACAGGTCGGAAATGAGGAAGCCTACAGAGCAAGAGATCGAAGCAGCGAAGACGCCTCGCGGCGGATGGACGCGCGAGACACTGGAGCAATGGGGCGTGTCGTGGCCACCGCCGAAAGGCTGGAAAAGCGCCCTTCTGAGAAAGGACGAGGCATGACCGTCGCCCGGATCATTGCAGAGGCTGCCGAACTCCCCCGGCTGGTCGCCCCGGAACGCTTCCGCGGCCGCCTCTACGCCGTGAAGAACCAGGGCGTCGTGCAGGAGCGCGTCGCCTGGATACGCGAGCAGGCCGCGAAGGGATACACGCCGGCCGAGATCGCCGCGGCCACCGGTCTCCATGTCACCAGCGTGCGCCGGCCTCTGGCTGAGGATCGCAAGGTGCACAAGCGGGGCCGCACACGCGCCGCGGTGCGCTGGCGCGGGCTGGAGATGGGCAACGTCGAGAGTGCGGTGCAGGCGCTCTCCGACGCCCGCATGGACGCGCTGGAGAGGCGCTGCGCCAGGAGCGGCGAGACCTTTGCCGAGGCGCTGGTGGCGCACTGGATGGAGGTGGGGCTTTGACCAGACCGAGCATCTACCTCTGGCGCGGCAAGACCTACACCGGCCAGCGCGCCGTGGCCGAGGCCGCTGGCGTGGCAGAGGGAACCGTCTCGAGCCACCTGCGCACCCATGGGCATCTTGACCGCATGGGCATCGGGCGCGGCAGGCACGGCAACTCGCGTCCGCCGCGGTGTCGCCCCGTCTGCATCGCCGGGCGCAGCTACCCGTCGATCGCGGCCTTCGCCCGGTCGGTGGGGATCACGCCGAAGGTCGCATACAGAGCCGTCCGCACCGGCCGGGGAGACAAGCTGCTGGCAGCGCTGATGACTGCCGACGCCAAGAGGAGAACCGCGGCATGACCATCACCGAGCGCATCACCGCTGCCGCATTCGCGGTGGCCTACAGCCAGCACTGGCACCCGGATATGGAGGCCGTCGTCGGCAAGGTCATGAGGGACGATGCCCGCTTGCAGGGCCACAGACGCGGGATGCCGCCCGCCCAGGCGTCGAAGGCCGGGCTAGGCATGACGATCACGGATGCCGGCAAGCGGGCGCTGGAGATGATCGCTGCTGGCGTACGCACCAGGGACGTGGCCGCCGCCACCGGCCTACACCCTTCCCACGTCTCGCGGATGCGGACGGATATGCTTCGGAGGTCGGCATGATCTTGAATGGCCAATCGCTGCTCAGGGCGGCGCCGCTCGACCCGATGATGGAGCGCGGCTGATGAGCGCCGCCACCTACGCCATCACCGCAGAGGCGGGACTGGTCGTCT